CGTGGGAAGTGCCGATCGGACGCCGACCAGGAGCGGGCGCGGGCCGGCGGCGACGGCCGGAAAAAGGTTGATGCGGAGGCGGTGCGACGGCTGGCCGCCGCCGGACGAAATAAGCGCCAGATTGCCCGGGAGCTGGAGGTCAGTATATCCAGCGTCCGCAGGGCGTTAAAGCGAGAATAGGAGGAAGCGTCGTGACAACACAACAGACTGCCGCACTGGACAAGCTGCGGGAGCAGCAGTCGGGCGTCAGGGAGCATACAGCTCCTTGGATGGTCGCCCAGCAGTTGATGGACATTTGCCGGCACGATCCGGCCAGCGCCGAGCTGATTTTGCAGGATCTAGACCGCCCGGCCATGTCTATCGTGGAGGCCGAGAAGAAAGTCAAAGCCTACGCGGACGCCCACAAGAACGGGTCCTTCGCCTGTGTGCCGCCGGATGAGTCGGACCGGATTCTTCGGGAGTTCTACGGCCTGCCTGCCATGGAGTCCGGGGAGCAGGCCGGACAGGGTGCTCCGGAGGAACAGGCCGGGGGCTTCCTGGATCTCATGGATTTCCTGGGGTGAGCACATGAAGGACGTGAGGAAGCTGGTGCCACGCACCCCGCCGGAGGGGCTGCTGGAGTGGGCGGCGGAGCGCCACAAGGAGCTGGATCAAGACGGCCTGTTGATCGAGACGGAATGGGCCCAGGACTGGAGCCTGGAGGTCATGCTGGACGAGTGGGCGGAGAACCGAAAGGTGCGGGCCATCCGGGCCACCTGCTCGGCCTGTAAGGAGAGCGGGCTGCTATGGCGTGGCCGGGATGGACGCGGCGAGTGGGGGTTTATCCATCCGGGCACCTGGACAGAGGGAGAGGGCGGCGAGGTGTGCGCCGATGGGGATAAGACCACCTGTCCCTGGTGTGGCGAATCGGTCATTGTCCGCAGGAAAGCCGATGTGCGGAAAAAGGGATGGTTCGTGGCTGCGGAGAGACATGTCATGAGCGCGTCGGTGCTGGGGAAAGACCGCCTGCTGACGCTGACGGGCTGGACGGTTCAGCGGAGGATCACGGCGGCGGCCGGGCGGCAACTGGTAGCCATCCCGGCCGAAGCCTATGTATTCAGCGCGGAGGACTGCGCTCAACTGATGGGCTGGGTCAATTCTTACAGCGGCACGACGGGATACTCCATCCAGTACACCAGATCGTGGCGGCAGCCGAAGGATTGGGTGGAACGGTGGGGTAGCGAGAGAGGGGTTTTTGGCCTGACACCGGAGCTGGTGGCCGATAGTTGCCTGCCACATTGCAAACTGGACAGGTACATGGCGGAGCCCCGCCGACATGCTGCCCGGTACCCGGTGGCTTGGCTGCGGCTGTGCCAGAAGCACCCAAATGCGGAGAGCCTCCTGGTCCACGGCCTGCCTGACGTGCTGGACGAGCTGATCGCCGAGCAGACGGCCGAGCCGGACTGGAAGAAGAACAAGCGGGGGGAGTTGGAACTGCCGGAAATCAGATGGTCGGAGACCAGGCCGGCCCAGATGCTGGGTCTGACCAGGGACGAACTGGCCATGGCGCGGAGCCGGTGCTGGGGCACCTTGTTCTGGCGGCTGTTCACACAGGCCAAGGACGCCGGGGAAACCCTCACAGATGCGGACATCGCCCACGCCTTTTACCTGGGAGACGAGAACGTGCTGGATCTGGTGGGTAGAGGGCCGGTTGGCAAGAGCCTGCGGTATCTGCTCCGCCAGATCGAGCGGGCGGGGGTGGAGCCGGAGGACGAAGACCCTCAGCCGGAGGGAGTAATCGACGTATCAATTCTACTGGACTACTGGCGCATGGCCGAGCTGACAGGTCGGGATCTGGCAGACCCGGATGTGCGCTGGCCGGAGGATCTGCTGGAAGCCCACGACCGCATGTCCGATGCCGTCACGCAGTTTGAGGCCAGGAAACTGGCTTCCAAGTTCCGTATCCGGCGGAAGCAGTTGGCCCGGTATGCGTTCCAGTGGAGGGGCCTGTTGATCCGGCCGGCCGCCAGTCAAAGAGAACTGGTGGCGGAGGGGGAGCTTGACCGCTATCTGAAGGAGCCGGCGGAGGACGTGATGGAATGAACCCCATGCTGACCCGTTTCCCCGAGTCGGTTCGCATTGACGGGGTACGCTATCCGCTGAATACGGATTTCCGGGTTGGGCTGCGTATCATGAGCGCCTATGAAGATCCTCAGTTGACTAGATTTGAGCGGCAAGTGGTGCTTTGCCGCCTGCTCTATCAGGAGCAGCCGTCGGATTTTACCCAGGCGGTCCGGGAGGGAGTTCGCTTCCTGGATGGCGGGGAACAGCCCAGGGAGACCGGCGGCAGGCGGCTTTACAGCTTTGACCAGGACGGGGCATACATCTATTCGGCAATCTTGCAGACCCACGGGATAGACCTTCAGACGGTAAAGATGCACTGGTGGAAGTTCCGTATGCTGTTTCTGGATCTCCACGAGGATACGACCTTCCAGCGTATGATCAGCTTGCGAAGCCGCCGCGAGAAGGGACTGCTGACCAAAGAGGAAAAGCGGCTCTGGCTGGACATGGCGGAGCTGCTGGAACTGCGGGAGGCGGACCCTGAGCGGGATCGGGCGCGGACAGAATTTGAACAGAGAATGAGGGGGTGAGCGCGTGCCTGACTTCGATGGTTCCATCGTTATCAATACTGAAATTGACGCCACTGGCATCCAGCGTGACATGAAGAAGGTCGAGCGGGCGGCCCGTGGCGCTGGGGATGCGACAGAAAGCATCGGCAGCGGTTTTCGGACGGCGGAACGGGATGCAGACCGCGCCGCCTCCGGCATCCAGGGAGGCACCCGAAAAGTCGAGCGGGCCGCGCGCAGCGCAGGCTCGGAGGTAGAGGACATCGGCAGCAGCTTCCGGGACGCAGAACGGGATGCCGGTCGTGCCGCCCGCGGCATTGAAGATGATCTGAAAGACCTCAAGGACTCCGTAGATGACGTAAGCAACGCAATCAGCCTCGGATTTGGGGCTGATATGCTGGTAGACCTGGCCGGCGGGATGATGGATTTGATGGAGTCCACGGACGAGCTGCGGGGTGACCTGTCCATGCTGGATCAGAACGCACGCGCGGCAGGTGTCGGCCTGGGCACCACCCGGGAGGCTATGCAGAAGCTGAATACCGTGAGCGGCGAAACGGACAGCAGCATTGAGGCAGTATCAAACCTCCTGGCCGCTGGTGTGCCGGAGAACCGGCTTCAAGAGGCGGTGGAGGGGCTGGCAAACGCGGCTATCACCTTCCCGGATACTGTGAAAATCGAATCCCTTGCGGACAGCTTACAGGAGACGTTGGCGACCGGAGAGGCGACCGGGCAGTTTGCAGAAGTGCTTGACCGTATTGGCTATGGCGCAGAGAACTTCACGAACAACCTTGCCATGTGTACCACGGAGGCTGAAAAGCAGGAACTCGCGCTGAATGTTTTGACGCAGGGGCCGCTAAAGGGCGTGTATGATGCGTGGGCCAAGGCCAACCCGGAGCTGGTAGAAGGCCGGGACGCGACACTGGAGCTACAGACTGCTACGGCCGAGCTGGGTACGGGTCTCGCCCCAGTCATAACAGACCTCACGGAACTGGCCACTAATGTGGTGAACTGGGTGGCGGGTATGGGGAACATAGATGATGTTTTTACGATGATTGTCGGTGGCATTGCTGCACTTGGTGCGATTAAGGCCATTGATATGATTACCGGCCTGGCCACATCTCTCATGACAATGGACAAGGCGATGCTCATGGCAAAGGCCAGCACCGGGCTTGCGTTCGTGGCCTTTGGCCTGCTGTTTTCCCTACTGATGCAGGCGGCGGGCGTGTGGGATTCCATGAGCGACGCGGAGAAAGTGGTCACTATCCTGGGTGCAGTTACTGCTGCGGCGTTTGCTGCGGCGCTGGCGGTGGGTGCGTTCCAGTCAGCGTTATCGTTGGGTGTGGCCGTAGTTGCGATCACCGCCGGAATTGCCGCCATGATGATGGCGATCAATTCTGCGGAGAAGCGGGTAAACCAAATGAACGCCGCCACCCAGCAGAGCTTGAGTCCAAGCACATACGGCGGAGTCTCCGGCCGCAGCGCCAGCATACCCGCGCTGGCTACCGGTGCAGTGATCCCGCCGAATGGGGAGTTCCTGGCGGTACTGGGCGACCAGAAGAAGGGCCGCAACCTGGAGGCCCCGGAAAACCTTATCCGGCAAATTGTGAGGGAAGAGAGCGGAGGCGGATTGAGCGGAACCCTGACCATACGTCCGGCGCCTGGACTAACCCGCTACCTGGCTTATGAACTGAAACGGGAGGATGCTCGGGCAGGCACGCCGCTGGTGGAGGGAACCAGACGATGAAATTCTCAATCGATGGACAGGAGTTCAATGTCATTGTCACGGAACTGGCCCGCAAGGGCAGAGTCAGTGAAAGCAAACTGTCGGGAGACGTGAAAAGCGGCGCCCACTTCCGGGACATCATCGGGATCTATTACGACTATGAGATGACCGTCGGGAGCAACGCATTGTCTGAGACGGAATATGATGCCCTTTTTGAAATCTTGACCGCGCCAGTGGAGTCCCACGAGGTTGTGCTTCCCTATGGAGCGGGTACATTGAGCTTCCGGGCGTACATCGAGGATACGAGCGACAGCATGACGGCAGATAATGGGAAAACCAGAAGATGGGGGAACCTGTCCGTCCAATTCTACGCACAGAAGCCCCAAAGGAGGCCGGCATGAGCGCCACGGTTAATAAACTGGTTTATGGAGACTTGACCTTTACGGATGACGAGATCCAGGACGGAGAAGTTTATGACGCTGTGGCTCTGTTGTCCGACGCCCTGGAAATCGGCACCATCAACGTGGGACTATATATCAGAGACGAGGAGACGGGCGCGGCCCTGACCGCTTTCCGGCGGAATGAGAAACTGCTGTATTACTACCGGGACAAGCTGCGGGGCACCTATTACATCGAGAGCATCCAGCGTACCGGGAAATACACCTATGAGATCAGCGCCAACAATGCGGTCGCTCTCCTGGAGCAGTCCAATCACCTGGGTGGCATCTACACCGGCCAGACGGTGGACGAGCTGGTGGCGGAGATCTGCACCATCCCCTACATCATTCAGAGCAAATTCGCAGGTATTAAGCTATATGGATGGCTGCCTGTCGCTACCCGGCGGGCCAATCTGGCGCAGGTGCTTTTTGCCATCGGAGCCCATGCAAAGACTGACCAGAACGGGGTGCTGCGCATCGAATCCCTGTGGGATGGTGTCTCCAGCTCCATCCCGCCGGATCGAATCTTTTGGGGCGATAAGGTCACCTATGAGAGCAAGGTCACCGAGGTGTCAGTGCTGGAGCACCAATATATCAAAGGGACCGAAGAAGTGACGCTGTTCGAGGGGGTGGCTGAGGAGGGCGACATCATCCAGTTCGAGGAGCCGGCCTACGGCTTGGAAGCATCCGGTTTTTCCGTCCAGTCCAGCGGCGCCAACTATGCCGTGCTCTCCGCCGGGACCGGCACTCTAACTGGGAAAAAGTATGTCCATATGACCCGCGATGTGCGGGTGCCGGTGTCCGAAGACGAGGTGTCTAACGTGGTCGAGGTCAAGGAGGCCACCCTGGTCTCACTGACCAACTCGGCGGCCGTGGCCCAGCGGCTGGCTGGATACTATCAGTACATCGAGGCGCTGGACCATGAGGTGGTATACGACGGTGAGCGGCCGGGTGATGTGGTGGCCTTTGAGCACCCTTATGGGGGAGAATCCAAAGGGTGTATCAAGGATACCGCCATTACAATGGGAGGCCGGCTGGTAGCATCTGAGCAGGCTGTCATCGGGTATGTTCCACCCAAGTTCGAGACAGAGGAAGTCCTGGACGAGCGGGTGGTGCTGACCGGGAGCGGCGATTATACCGTGCCAGAGGGAGTATACACCCTTACAGTGGTATGCATCCAGGCTGGGACCGGTGCGCAGGCCGGGTTTGACGGTGAACCAGGCGGAGGAACCCAGCTAATCGTAACAACAAAGGAACAGGATGCTGGTGGATCGTGGTCAGACACACAGGCCGATGGCGGAGAAGGAGGACAAAAGGGGGCTCCAGGCGCTGGCGGAAAGGTCTACCGGGCGACGATTGATGTTGTCCCTGGTCAGGTCATCCATTATGAGTGCGGCACCCCAGGCGTTGGAGGAGCGACGAATGGGGCCGTGGGTGCTGCTGGTGGTGAGACCACGTTCGGGGATTTATCGTCTGCACAGGGGGCCTCGTCTGAGATCGGATACGTGGACCCGGTAACGGAAGAAGAACTTGCAAAGCCGGGAACTGAAGGTGTTGACGGTGCTGCGGGTGGCCGTGGCGGACAGGCATCCAGCCGCGGAGGGGATTATGGAGAGAACGGCGAGGATGTGCCCCCGAACACTGGCGGCCCGGGTGGGCCTCCGTATGGATGGAAGTTTGACGATTATACATCTGAAAATGTACGCATCTATGGTGGTGGAGCAGGCGGTGGAGCCGCCCATGGGAAAGACGGAGAACCCGGCAGCGACAGTCCGACGGCGGTTGGCGGAGCAGGGGCGTCCCCTGATGTACCCAAAACGCCGGACAAAATTGGAGCTGGAGGAAATGGCGGGCACGGCGGTGGCGGTGGCGGTGGGGCCGGAGGACTGTTTGCATCTGCGGAGGCTTATGGCCCGTCAGAATTACCGGCCGGTATCTGGATCACGAAGGACGGCGGATCGGCGGGGAAAGGGTCTCCTGGTTCAAATGGCGGGCCGGGCGGTGTAATCCTGTATTTTGGAGTGAGAAAAAAACTGGTTTCCGGCCCGATCCGGGATAAAAGCGGCCGTGCATTGCTGGATCGGCTTGGCCGTCGGCTAATTGTGTGAGGTGAGAAAATGGAACTGACTCTGGAGGAACGTGTAGCGGCACTTGAGCGGAAATTATCAGCCAGAGAAGCAGCAGAAGAACCAACCGAATACTACACCATGAAATACTCCGGTGAGGAGATTGACGAGTTACTGGACAAGGTTGCAGCGATGTAAGGGAGGTGAGGCCGCGTGACCATCAACGGAAGCGACATCCGCATGATTCGAGGCGACACCGAGCAACTGGTGGTGACCTGCCAGCTCTCCGACGGCACGGAGCGGCCTTTTGAGGAGGGGGACACGGTCACCCTCACCGTGGCCTGGGCCATGGGACCGGAGGTGCTGCAAAAGACAGTGACCTCCTTCCAGGAGGGTGCGGCCTTCGTGCTGCTGAATCATGAGGACACCAACGATCTGACTCCTGGCGAATATGCCTATGATGTGCAGCTCACAGCAAAGGATGGGATGGTGGCCACCATCATCCCGCCCGCCCGGTTCGTATTGGAAGGGGATGTGACCCGTGACTGAGCTACATGGAAGTTTGGGGACACGCGGAGCCCTCAAGGGGCAGCTGGGCGGCACTGCTGGCGGAGGAGGCATCCCCTACCAGATTGGGGCTGGCCTGAAGGTAGAAGAGAACGTGCTGATGGTAGATACCGCCAATGTCGTGGAGGAGGACAACACCAAGCCAGTCACCTCGGCCGCGGTGTATGTGGAGATCGGCAATATTGAGGCCCTGCTGGCCTCACTGTGAAAGGGGCAAAGAGTATGAGTATCCAGACCGAAATTACCAGACTGCAGGGGCTGCGCAACACCCTGCGGGCGGCGTTGGTGGCCCTGGGCCTGGCCCAGTCCGCCGCCGACCTGGAGGACTGTGTCACCGCCGTGGAGGGTATTAAGAACAATGGGGCCGTCTCCGGGGCCATTACCGACGCGGCCACGCCTTATAATGTCCCCGCCGGCTACCACAATGGCCAGGGAACTGTAGGTATTGCCAACACGGAAAAAGAGAAGCTGGTGGCGGGCAATATCAAGAGTGGTGTTACCATCCTGGGCGTGGCTGGCACCTATTCCGGGGAGGCATCTAAGCTGCAGGCCAAGACTGTCACGCCCACCAAGGCCAAGCAGGATATCACCGCCGACGAAGGCTACGACGCCCTGTCCCAAGTCACAGTGGAGGCCATTCCGGCGGAGTACGCCGATGTCTCCGGGGTGACCGCGGCGGCCGGGGATGTCCTGGCCAACAAGGTGTTTGTGGGGGCGGACGGAGCAGAGGCGGCGGGTACCATGCCCAACAACGGGGCGGTGCAGGCATCCATCGACGGCCTGACGCAGACCGAGTACACGGTCCCCGCCGGCTACCACACCGGAACGGGCAAGGTCAGCCTGACAGGCGACATCGAGGAGGCCCTGGCGGCCATTTGATGGGAGGTGTGATATGTGAGTATCCAGGGAGAAATTGGCCGACTGTCCGCCGCTAAGGCAAGTATTGCAGCGTCACTACAGGCTATGGGTGTAGACCCTCCATCAGGCACCACCCTGGAGCAGTATGCCGCCCAGTTAGCCGCTATCGCCGCGGCTGCGCCCTGGCTCTCTCTGACAGGTGGTACCATGACTGGCCCCATTGTCCTGAACGGCCCTCCGACAGACGAAAACCATGCTGCCAACAAGCAGTATGTGGATGGCTTGGTAGGCGACATCAACGCCGCGCTGGACGCCATCAATGGGGAGGTGGTCTGATGGGCACGACTGCGGACAAGCTGGCCTATTTGCAGGGCGCCAAGGAGGCCATCCGGGAGGCCATCGAGAGTCTGGGGGGCACAGTGCCCGATGGGCTCCCCTTCCGTCAATACGCGAGCCGGATCCGTAACCTCGCTATAAATTCCCTGGACGTGCCAGAGGGGGACGTGCAGGTCACCTGCCGGATCAGTCCGACGGGCCAGATTCGGGTGGAGGGCCCATTTGCTTATCCTCTGAGTGACACCTACTATTTGTCACTGGAAGGAGATGAACTGCCGGAATTGGGAAATATGCGCTGCCCGAAAGGTGCAATCATCCAGATCACCCCGCTTTCGGGTGGGGGAAATGTTTATGTGCAGGGTGGGGTGGAGCCACTTGGTACATCCTCTGACGGCGGCCGGGTATACCGGATAACGGGAGATTTCATGATCCAGAGCAGCTGATAAATGGCCCCCTGCGAAAGGCGGGTACATCTCAAATAGATAATTACACTCAACACCTTCTTGGAGACATAAAAAGCCACCCCCGTCAGAGGGGGTGGCATGGACCAATGAAAAGTGAGGGGGTAAAAATATTGATCCACGAAGCCATTATAGCATCCTGGATGAGGATAGGCAAGCCGTACAAGAAAGAAGAAAGGACGAATCAGTATGAAAAAAATCGATTTTGACCGTTATACTCCGGCGATTGCCAGTATTAGTATGAACTATCCTGGCAGCGAAGACAAGGAGACCGAGGACGATGCTTAACAGCCGGGACATTGATCGGCTGCGCCCCGACGTGGCAGCCAACTGCCGCGCCTGGCTGGAGCTGTGCCGCGCGGCGGGGCTTCTGGTGTTGGTCACCGGAACCGTGCGGGATGACGAGTATCAGCGGTATTGTTATGAGCAGGGCACCGCAGCCACGCCGTACCCCAGCTTTCACGGAGAGCGGGCCGGACTGGCCTTCGACTTCTGCCAGAACATCAAGGGACAGGAGTATTCGGATGCCTCGTTCTTTCAGCGGGCCGGAGAGCTGGGGGAGCGGGTGGGCTTTGAGTGGGGCGGCCGATGGCAGAGTTTCCCTGACCGGCCGCATCTCCAGTGGAGCGCCGGCGGCAGGTACACCAGCGCCATGGTGCGGGCGGGCCGCTATCCGCCCACCATGCCATTATATCGACAGGAGGACACCGACATGACGAAAGACGAGATTCAGGCCATGATTGACGCGGCCGTGACGGCGGCGCGGCCCCAGGTCTACACCAGCGTAGAGGAGTGCCCGGAATGGGCGCGGGAGACGGTGCAGAGGGCCGTGGACTGTGGCGTGCTCCAGGGCAACCAGAGCGGCGCACTGCACCTGACGGACGACAACCTGGTAAATCTCCAGATGCTCCGCAATGCGGGGCTGCTGGAGTAAGGGAGGTACATATGGAGCATATCAACGGATTCAAGGCGGCCGTTGCCGCCGTGGTGGGCTGCCTGACCGCCCTGTGGGGCTGGTTTGGCTGGCTGGTGGTGGCCTGGGTGGTTTGTATGCTGCTGGACTACGGCACCGGCACCGCGGCCGCCCTGCGGGCGGGGGAGTGGTCGTCCAAGGTGGCCAGGGACGGCTTGTGGCACAAGCTGGGGGCCGTGGTGGCCGTCCTGGTGGCTGCCATCCTGGACGGGGTGATCGGCCTGATCCTCGCCAACATCCCGGCCCTGGAGCTGCCCTTCCGGTATGAGGTGTTTGCTTCTGTTCTGGTCTTGGTCTGGTACATCATGACCGAGCTGGGCAGCATCGTTGAGAATGTCGGCGCCCTGGGCGCCCCCGTGCCCGCCTGGCTGCGCAAGGCCATCGCCGCGCTGGAGTCCACCGTGGACGGAGCAGGGGACAAGCTGGGGAGCGGCCAGGACGACGAAAAGTAAATTGCCAAGCGATTGTGAATATCAACGCCCCCGGGGCCTACGGGCCTCGGGGGCGCTGTGCTTATTTGCTGGTATGATCAAAATCATCGGGAAAGAGTTCTCCGTGTGTACTGCCCAGGCCGAACTCGTGGTGAATCCGCGCCTGGGCCTCCGGGGTGAGCTCGCGCCATACATGTTCCCGGCCATCACAGACCAGGAGGAAATCGGCTTCCCAATAGTTTGTCATGGTGTGCTCCCTTCTGCCCTCGTCACCTCCGGGGCGGGTGGCGTGGTTACTTGCGGCGGAACTCTTCGGGGTCCTGCTCATCCATCTGACGGTCGAACTCGCTGCGGATGCGCTCCCACATATCCAGAGAGCACTTGGCGCTCCGCCGGCGATCCTCCGTCGTAGCGGCCCTGACCTCATCCCGGAATCCCAGCACCACATGGGTGAGTGCCTGGGCCACGCGGAGCATATCGGAGCGGTTCATTGTTACAGTTCTCATTTCCTGATTTAACATCTCGTGTTTCCTCCTTGATTCCTCTGCCTTACGCTGTTATAATCAAGGTGGCCGGGGTAAGGCTCCCGGCTCACCTTGGGGTGTGTGGGGCGGTGGCTTTGTGAGGGTCAGCCGCCCCACTTTTTACTCATTCATGATGCGCTTGACGCTTTCCCGGAGCTCTTCCAGCGTATCGCACTTCTCAATGAGTTCGAGGATTGCCTTTAGCAGTGCCTCTGTCACGTTCATTTCGTCCATTCACCTCACTCCTTTCTGTAAGAGATTTTGCATCTCTGCCTTACGAGCATAGTATAATACATGCATACATGTATTTCAAGAGGTATTCCGCACAAACATGTATGCATGAATTTGTGTAAATTATACATGGATGCATGAATCGAAATGTGATATAGTAAAGTCGAGGTGATGTAAGTGGCTACGAAAGCGCATTTGGAAGGGAATAAACGGTACCTGGAAAAGCTGGATCACATCACGATCCGTGTGCAGGGAGGCACGAAGGAGAAAATAAAGGCCCGCGCCCAGCAGGAGGGCATGAGCCTGAACGCCTATATCGTGGGGTTGATCGAAAAAGATATGGGGGAAGAAAAAGCGGGTACCTGACTATGGCACCCGCTTTTTCTTGAAAAATTATCACATATAACTTATTTGGCTATAAGTATAGCCCCACTCATAGGTCATAAGGAGTACCTGATTAACTGCCGCACCGATGGCGGCGAAGTCGTGGCCCTCATACAGTGTTCCGGGCTGATCGGCGGCAATTTTGGGGGCCAAGGCGGCGATAACCGGATAGCCCAGGGGATTGAGCCGCTCTGTGAGGCGGCCCAGAAATGCGGCATAGGCCCCCGCATCCTCGGCGTAGACATATTCAAAATCCACATCCAGCCCCCGGTAGCCCTTTTGCACCAGCATGGCCTCCAGATTGTCAACCAGCGTATCCTGTACCGCAGGCTGAGTGAGGGCCAAGTGGGCCAGCTCATTGGAGAAGCCGCCCTCTTCGGTCAGGGTGGACAGGTGCATCAGAGGAGCGGCTCCACCTTGGCGGGCTGCGGCGAGCAGGGCCTCGTCATCCAACTCCACCAGCGTGCCGTCAGGGGTAAAGCCATAGGTAAAGGGGGTCAGATAGGTGAGATAAGGGACGGTGGATTGGAGCAGCGCCGGGTCGATAAAGGGATAGGCGTAGCCGTTGACGGAGAGGGTGGCCTCCGGCGTGCTGTCGTAGGCGAGCACCAGGGTCTGGCCAGGATAGATCTCCGGGATACCGCCAAGTATGGGATTGTTGCGGTAGAGCTGGCGCAGTGGGAGCTGATAGGCCGCGGCGATGGAGGCCAGGGTTTCTCGGGGCTGGACCGTGTGGGTCTGGGTTGGAAATTGAACCACCAGCGCCTGCCCTACAGCCAGACGGGAGGAGGTTTCCAGGCCATTGTCCAAGATGAGCTGGGACATGGGAATGCCGTACTCCAGGGCAATGGAGTAGACAGTATCGCCGGGTTTGACTACATGGATGAGCAT